TCCTAAAGTCCAAAAAAAAAGCGAACTTGCTATAACTACATCTAAAGGAGCAAACTTCATTAACTCTTGAAAGTCTTTGTTTGGTTCGTATGGTAAGATATCGTATTTGTCCTTTCGTGTTTTCACAATTGGACGATACATAACTGCCATTGCTTTGTGATAAGTTTCCCATTTTTGTAAATGAGATTCTAAATCTACGTATTCACCAAAACTAATCTCTTCTAACTCCGGAATGAATCCAAATTCAATCTCTCCTTCCTCTGCTGAGATTTTAAACGTGCGTTGAAACACAGGTTTCTCTGCAAATAACTTACTGAAGTGTGATATTAGCTCATTTAAGCTCGTTAGCTTCATTTTAACTACGTCTTTTAATGGAATACCACAAAAGATTTCAATCATCTTCTGAGCGACAAATTCTTCATCGTTCGAATCTACCTGAACTTTTAAAAATTCTTGATAGTGTTTAAGTGGAATTTCACTTAGGCTTGAAGGTACGTTAATTTCTAACTTCATAATTAATAAACTTATTTGTTCTTGTTTTGTTGTACTTGGATAATGTCGAAGGCTGCAGTTAACATCTGAAAGTGTCTGCGTATCATCATGACGTCATCAAATACTATTTTAATTCGTTTTCCTGTTCGTTGATAGATGTAGTCTTCAACTACTCTTTGCATCATCGGTAAATCATCTGATGTTGTATTGTCCATAGTTCTTTTTTAAACCTAGTGTTTCCATCTCGTGATATCTTAATGCATCTATAGCGTGGTTAAAATGGTCAATAGGTACGTTTCTTCTCGTTCCGTCTTTTGCTACATCCCAACAATAACTTCTCAGCTCTTTGATTAAGTTTTGACTATCACTTGTAACTAAGTAGTCTTGTCGTTGCATTAGGTCTATTCCAAAGTTAATTGAATCAACTCCTTTTGTTACGCCTTTAATCATCTTTCCGAAACGTCTAATCTCTTCGATTGTTTTAGGTTCTGATGAGTCTGCATAGATAGTAACGCTATTCGGTAGTATGTTTGCAATGTCTGAGTTAACCATTCCTGTCCTGTAAACTAATTCGTTTATTATTCTTTGTCCGTTGTAGTTGTATATTTCAATTGCTGATGTAGGGTCGTTCGTGTATCCAAAGTCTAATCCTATTCCAATCAACTTAGCTTCGTTTGGTATCTTATCTATTGTTTTCCAATTGTCAAAGATTACGCCTTCAAGACTTCCTATTTCTCCAAGTCCATACACTCGCCACCAATTTGCCCAATAAGAACTCGTTGCTGCTTTCTCACGGTTCTTTTCTATTTGACTTACGATTGATTCATCAAGAGCTTCGTTGTCTTTGTAGGTTAAGATTATGAAATCTGAATCGGGTTCGTCTTTTAGTTCTTTGTGTACCCAAAACTCGTTTGCCGGATTGAAGTCTAAGAATACTTCCTTCTTTGTACGGATGGAAAGCTCGTTGTAAGATTCGAAGCTAACGTTGTTACACTCGTTAATGTAAAGAATGTCTCTTCTTGCTCCTCTGAGTTTAGATGCGTCATCTGCTGAGAAGAACTCCATTACAGAACCATTGCCGAACTCGTATCTTAGAAGTGACTTATTGAATCTATCATCAATGTAACGTCCTGTCCATCGCATGATTTTAACGAAGTCTTTTAACGCACCTCTTCTCAAGTGAGGGATTGATTCAGCAACAACAGAAACTTCTAATCCGGCTTCCTTTGTACACTTGTCAATTAAGACAGGAAGGATTCCGAAGGTCTTACCTGCAGATGTTCCTCCCTGAATTATCTTGATTCGTTTTTTTAACGCAAGGATTTTATTTATTGATGTCGTTCTCTTGAACATTTACTTTTAGTGTTAGGTAGATATACCCGCTTTTCAAACCTAAATAACCTACAGGAATAAATTGAATCTGATATCCTTTATAAGTTTTAATACCACAATCAAAATTACTTGCTGCGTAAAAACCAAATTCTTTGCTATTAATTTTAAAAGCACTTCCTTTCATCATTGCAGTTAAAATCTTTTTAAAGCTTCTTTTAGAAGTAGACTTAATCTTCATTAACATCGGGGAAAAGTGGTTGCTCTGTTATGATAGTGCTTTCTACTTTCTCTGTAAGTCCGTTTAATCGCTGTGTAATTGATGCATTGTATTGTCCAACCATGCCTCCTTCGATTTGGTCTCTGCGGATTTCTTTTCGTATATGTGTACAGATGGGTACAAATTCTTCATATCTTTTTTCAATATTCTTAAAATACTGCTCAATATGAAAGCCGAATTTATTTAAAGTCCAAATCTCAAACCCTTCTAAAGTTAGTGGAACTTCTAATGGTTCTGCTATCATGTCTCCTGAACGTTGGTTCATTACATATTTGTATCTTGGATTTTCTTTAACATATGTTTTGTATGCTTTGAACATTTCTAACATATCATCAGGTGTTTCAACCTTTCTTGGTCTTCCTACTTTTGCCATTTTGTTATTTCGTGTTTTTGTGTTGTTTAAAGTGGTCTAAAAATTCATTTTCGTCTATCTCTTCAACGCACATTAATCCATCAGCGTCTGTAAGGTAAACGACATAGTGGCATCCTTGCTTAGTTAGATAGTCTGTTACTTTGTTAGCAGCTTCTATCATTTCTTTACCGTGGTCAACTATGTAATATCTCATTTCGTGTTTATGCAGTTGCGTACTCGTTAAATACCTTTTGCATCTTTTGGATAATCTCTAGCCAACAAGTTGCACACGATGTAGGTTCTCTGCTGATTCCAAAGATTCTGTTGTATACTTTTAAGATTGCATCCTGCTCACTTGGTTTTAATGTTTGTTTAGTTAATACCTGTGATTCGTTTAGGTACGTGTATTCGTCCTCTGTTAGACATTTAGGAGTTCTGTAAGGGAATAACTCGTTTAGCTTTGCTTGACGTTCATCACATCCGCAATCTTCTCCTGCAATAAATTTAACTAGCTTATCAATTCCTGTAGCTTTTGTGATTTGTGCTACTGTATCTCCTAATCCTTTCGCTTTTGGTGTTCGTGTTTTTGCCATTGTTTATTTTTTAAAGTGTTCTTTACTTAATTCTGCTAAATCATTTCTAAGAACTTTTACTTCGTTTTTTAGTTCAAAGTTTTCATTCCAAAGCTCTTTTATCTTTTGGTCTTTTCGTTCAAGTTCTTCCTTTTTTTGACCGATAAATGTATTCAATACTTTTAAAACGTGCTTCATATTTATTTTATTAATTCAAAATCATTGTTTAAATAATCTTCAAAGTCCTCACCTACGTTTTCTTTGATTCGTTTTTTACAATGTTTCAAAGTATTAAAAATAGATTTCAGACTAATATTCGTTTCCTTTGCGATATCTCGCATGGATAAAGTTTTGTTTCTATAAATATCAAATAGCATCTTGTCGTAATGATGCCATGTTTTGCTTTCAGCTTCAATCAATGTTTCAATTCTATTAAACGCCTCGTGCTTGTCTGTAGTATCTTCAATGTCCTGTAAGTTGTAAAGATTCTCTATTGATATAAACTCTATCTTATTTCTTTTGTTGCTATCGTGCCAACAGTTTCGGAGCAGAGTCCAAATGTAAAATAAGTTTACTTCTCCGGATTCATTTAATACCTTTTCCTTTTGTCCGTATTTATGTAGACGTAGATACATCTCCTGTACAACGTCATCAGGTAAATCACTTCCGAAAGTGGTAACTATCTTTACCCACTCTTTGTGATGGTTTGATACTTTAGTTAGTAACTCCATTGATTAAATTCTAATCAAACTTACGATGAAAATCTAATCACGTTGCTAAAAGTTTTCAACAATAAAAAAGCCACCTGTTAAAGTGGCTCTAAATTGTTTAAGTAAATCTCTCTGCTGATGTAATTATCTAGCTTTATAACCGTGCATAGTGTAACATCTTTACCTTGTAGGAATTTGTCTATTTGGTACTGATGGAATCTACCTGTGTTTGACTTTATCTCTTGCACAATTTGGTTTCGTGTTTTGGTACGAAGCAACATCTCTAATTGCTTTCGCAATCCTCCCTCATCAATGTACATTAGAAAGGCAAGTCGGTATCGTCCATTACATCAGATATAGGTCTTCGCTCCATTGTTTCAGGTGCATCGTAAGGTTCTGAGAACGATGCAGAGAAGAAACTACCTGCTTTACCTTGTTTAACCCATAACGCAACCTCCATTTCTTTACCGTTTACGTTTACCTTTCCTTTATAGTCCGGATGGTTCTCAGCTTTCTTGTTCGTGTTTTTAAAGATTGCTCCTGTGTTTACTTTGTTTTCCATTATATATTTATTTATTTGTTTACGTTTATAATTCTACTGTGTTTTTTCTAAAGTTTAACTCGCTTTTCATTTTTCTATTTTCAAACTTTAAAGTGTTAATCTCTTCTTTTAGTTGGTCTATCTTAGAATGCTTTTCAGCAATTTCCGTAGTTAACTCAATGATTACTTCTTTTATTATTTCTGATGCTGTCATATGTATTTATTTAAAATGTTCCTTTAAAAATCTGTGATACTATTGCCGTTCCTACTATTGCTATCATTCCTAATACTAGGAACATTCCAATTATTGCTAGTGTTTTCTCTTTCATTGTTCTTGGTCTTTAATTAATAAATAGTTAAGTGCTTCTTTATATGTTTTAAAAAGCATTCTATTAGGGTTGTATAATGTTTCTGCTATATAATCCCATACGGCTTCAATTATATGTTCTAGGTCACTTATAAAGTAATAAGTCTGACCTTCATTAAATGGATATGTTTTCATTGTTATTATTGGTTAAAGGTTTGATTACAATCCGTTCTTTGGCAACTATATCCACCAACTCTTGGTTTTCCACACTTGCATTGCTCCTTCTCCATTTCTTTGAGTTTTTCAAGGT